ATAGAAATCTTCTAACATAGACATGTGACGTCGATCATCGCTGATGTTACCCGTATTGGCATCATAAACTAACTTATTGCGATAACGAGATACGACTTGCTGAACGTATTCTTCAGCTTTACCCTTTGGAAGGTTACCAACGTCAATATAGAAAATTCTTCTTTCAGGTGCACGAGATACACGATAGACAACTAACGAGTCTTCCATATAACGAAGCTGATTAACAAGCTTCATTGCTTTATGAAGATGACCAATAGTTCTAGTTTTATCAGGATCCATCAAACCAGAATTGACTTGAATGATAGCATCCTTAGCAAATTTTACTCCATTAAGTTTGTCAGCACCACTAGTACCGAAGCTAGGTGAATAAACGTAATATTCATCTACAATCTTCTCGTATTCAACCTTAGTCTTAGGATCAGTTTCGTTCTTAACCTCTTTAACCTTACTAATATGTGTTGCTTCAACTGGTCGAAGTTCAACGATACCACGTTGTGGATTTTTAGGATCAATGATTACGTTAAAATATGCACGTCCATCGATATACCAGTTACGAAAATATTCTGCAGCATTTCTATTAAATCTGTAGAGTTCTAAAACACGATTGAACTCATCGATAATCTTTTTCTTTAGATTGTCTGGAAGATCTAAATCATTCATTGATAGATCAACCGGAGCTGATTCTTCAGATGCTGCAATTGCTCCATCGACAATATCTGAGACAGCAGCATCACATTCAGGTTGAAGTGAAGCCTCACGATATTTGCGAATTAATTCGTGATCCGAGATCGCATCGGTATTAGAAAGATCAACATACTGCCCATAATAACCGCCACCAACAGTGACAGTCATAGAACTTTCATCGCTCTGCTTTGGGATAGGCGAGATCGCTTTTACCTCATCTTCCTTTGAGACCTTTTTACTAATTTCGAATCCAAATAAATTTATCGCCATAATACAATATTTATATTAAAACACAGAGAGGGATTGGACCTCTCTGTGTCTAGTGTTTAAGTTTTAGTTAGTAGTATTTGACTCCCAATACTGATAAGCAAATTCAACAGTGAATTCCTCAATAGTATCTGCGGACTCATTACTCACATCGATAGCTGACACGTTCACAGGCCATGCGCCACGGAATGTGTAAGTTTTGATAACGTTTCCTGCTTTATCCAATTGATCAACAGAAAGATCTGTTTGATAATCAGTTGGGTTTGTCAGACCAGCATTTGTTACATGGGTATTGATTCCATTCTGCCAACGCTCCATTGCGTCACGAATCTCAAAACCAGTATCATTGATGATCGTTACTGTCCAGTTTTCGTATGTACGATCACCGGCGATCTTAACCTGACGTCCACGATAAGGGACATCAATCTGACCAACGACGCTTGATGGTAACTGAGCTGCTTTACACATAAATTGTGCGAGTTCAGTATCACCAGCTGCATATCCTGGGAATGTAAGAGTTGCCTTGAAAAGGTTAGCTCTTGCGCCTCCTCCGATAAGTTTTGCTTTAAAATCGTCTACTGTTGCCATAATTCTATCTTTCTATTAGTATTTATTAGTTTCCAGTTCCAACGATTTCAGAGAATTCAACTCCAGTTCTCGTAGCAATAAAGTTAAGAGTGATGAAGTTGATCGAACGTGCAGGCTTGATATAGATATCAGCTACAAAACGATTGGTATCGATAACGTCTCCAGTGTTGTTTGTTTCATCACAGACAACCAAGAAGTCAGTAATACCACGACGACCTTTAACATCCCGAAGGAATGGCTCAGTCATGTTTCTAAACATTGCGCGAGTGAATTCGTCGTTCAATTCAAACAATTGGAACTTAGAAGCAGTAGCAATTGCTTTTTCAAGAACGATGAACAATCTACGAACATTGATACGATCAAATGCAGATGGTTTGCTCTGAGCAGTCTTATCACCGAAGAGTAAGATACCTTGTCCAGGCTCAGCAATGACTGGGTTGATACCAGCTTTATAGAGGGTATCACGATCAGCTTTTGCAGGATTCCACTTAAGCTTAGTTACACCGAGAAGGTTTCCTCTGTTATAACCAGCAGGTGAGAACCATGGATCATTAGTATTATCAGTACGTGCACAAAGACCAGCAATATGACCATTAGCATAGATGTACTGATATTGATCGTTATACTTATTATAGACGTAAACTGCAGATGAATCAAGAACAATGTAAGAATTGTTGTAGTCAAGGGTACCAGTTACATCAGCAGCAGAATCATCAGAAAGATCAGGTGAAATAAATCCAACACAATCTTTACGGGTTGTTCCACAAAGTGTATTGATTGCTCCACCGACAGATGTATCAGCTTCAAATTGCTCAGCAAATACAAGATTTACATCGATTGCTTCTGGATTGTTAAACTCACTAAGAGCTGTTACGACGTTAGCTGCAGCAGATGTTGCATCAACACCATTCTGAAGATCAATGTCAAAGTTGTATGCTGTGCTAATACCAGAAATGGTAACTTCAACTGTACTTCCAGCAGAACCACCTAATTTGTCTGATCCGATTGTGATTGTATCAGAAACAGCATAACCGTTTCCTCGGTCGATGATCTCAGCAGTTACAGTATCTGCACTACTTCCATCAACAACTGTGACTCTCAAACTTGCACCACCACCGTCACCGGAGATTGCACCACTTGTTCCAAGATCGTCATCATACACAACGTATGTTCCAGCAACTGCATCGGTACCTGTAACAGTAATTGCACCAAGAGTACCAATTGTTCCTGTTGAAGCAAGACTTCCAAAAGACTGTCCAGCAGAACCGTTATCACCAGGAACCGCATCAGTATCTCCAGCACCGTTGTCAAAAAGTACAGCAAACTTAGCATTATTAACATAGATGTAATTAGAATCTCTGTTAACAACAGTTGCGTAATAATTGCTTCCACCGTTTTTAAGAGCGTCAGCATACATTGAAAGGCCTTCAAAAACCTCTAGAATGGATCCTTTAACACCAGTAAATAAACCATCAACATCGACAACAGCAACGTGAACTTCGTCATTTGCATCTGAGTCAACTTCAGTTTCTGCCCATGCAGTTGTTGAAGCAGCAGTTGAGACTTGATCTCGAAGCGAATATACATTAGTGAATAATCCGCTATTGTTTTGAGGTACAGCAAAGAATACTTTTAGACTGTCTCCTCGAGCTCCTGGATAACGAGCGTGGACAATACCATCACTTGCTCCAAAAGATAAATTTTCATAATTGTCGATTGCCACTACAGTTGTTTCGTGACCACTTGATCCTCCTGCTGAGTTTCTCGCATTAGAATCAGATGCACGTGATACAACGAGTGTATTACTGTACTTTAAAAAGCTTGCGGCCTGTAAGAAAGATGTGTAGTTGCCAGTACCGGGTGTACCGTACATAGCAGCTAATTCTTTCTCTGAAGAAACAGTTTGTGTTTCTCCGACTGGGCCCCAGCTGAAGTGACCTGCGAATGCACCGATTGAACTCGATACAGCCGGGATCACGTTGGTCAAATCAATTTCTTTGACCTCTACTCCGGGTGATACCTGAAATGCCATTTTAGTTTTTTCCTTTCAATTTTTTAATAAGTTTGAATCATTACAAGTTTATTTCAATAGTTCTATTTATAAATAACGTGATTTACAGATCGTGCCACGCTTTTACCTCTTGAGCCATCTCTTCAAACTTACTACTACTATCGAAACCGTCACTAATGATACCAAATGGTGGAACATCGTTTTCGATCTGATCCATTTTTTCTTTGAAAAGCATTTCTTTCAAATCAACAGTTGAGATATCACCAAACGCTTCAGATGAAACAAACCATGCAAACATAACCAAATTCATTACCATATCATCATGGTTACCTGGGCTAGCTTCATAAGATGAACCCTTTACTTCAAATGTTGAAAGTTCCATAATAGTATGTTCATCAACTACATTGAGCTTACCTAATTCAATAAGATCTTTAAGGTTCGAACAACCAATCCGTTTGATACGTTTTGTCATCATTACACCGATACCATTCTTACGAACACTTGACTCAACAAACATGTTCTCATATTCGTGTTCATAGTAAACATCATTACAGACAACCATACCAGCATCATTATTCTCAATAATAACTAATGCCTCATTATATTCTCGCGCAACTCTTACAATAATATCGCCAAAGATCATAGGTGAAATCATATTATCACGATATGTTGCAACCTGTCTAAAGTTACCAAATGTTGAATCAATAACAGTGAATGTTGAATAGTCCTGCCCTCGACCTT